CTGCACAATTAAAACCCTGCAGTATCGTGTTAAAAGATCACAATATTATTTGGCGAGTAACTAGCTCAAAAGCACCCCAGCAAGCTGGAGTGTAAAACCCTATGGGTCCAAATAAAATTCACTTCAACATAATATGCTGGGGTACGTTGTAACTAAATTACAACCGTGCCGACTGTGGCGACACGTGGTCATGGCCTGCCATGACGTATGGATTAATATATTGAATAGAGAAATCAACTCTATATTGATGTTTGTATAACCACCCATCAATAGGGGGCCTGCTCGAAAGGTAAAGCGTCAAGCTCTTTAGGCACCTATATGAGTAATTTTATAGAGTTACCGACTCTTATAGATATATTTAACGACCTTCTCAGGTCGGTAGTAATGTCCTACGACACCACAGTTGGAAAAGCTGAATAGTAATCTACTGTGGGACAGCACAGAAGCCATAAACAAGAGAAATCTACACCAATACCAGCATAAGTGGTAAAATGCATAGATCTCACAGAATTATTTGCTGCTGCTTGACTCTGTACTGATAGTAGTAAGCAACATTCAACATCAGATTGATCTGCTGTAGCACCATTAACGGCACTATTTGGATCAGGATATTGGAAATTAACACCTGCCATCATAGGATAATAGAATGAGAGACCAGCATTGGTATTCTCATTGGTATATGTAGAACCGGCTGTACCATAAATTGGCCAGCCAGTCTGGAAAGTGGTATTTGTCTTACCTTGATTATCACCAGCATTAGCTGACATAACAACATCACCTCGTTTGTATGCTGACATAACAGAATCAGTAAGACGTTGCACACGTGCATCTTCAAGTCCTGAGCAAAGATTACCACCCACACAATTTAATGTATAGTTCACACCTCCGCGATATCCACCATACATATTAGAAATATATGTAATAGGGTGAGTAGGATTAGATGTGTAGGCAAAATTGCTACCTGTAGTAATTAAGCCTGCGGCTGTATATTTACCATTTGAATCATAACCAAAAGAAGGTAAATTTTTAGTATAGGACTTAATAAAGCCCACAGCACGCGTTGCAGAGTTATCAGGTAGAGAAGTGTATTCAGCCAAACTCATACGTCTCATAAGAGTGCGTAAAGATACAATACGCTCACCAAAATTCATATCGTACCTGTTTGGGTGCTGACTACCCTTATCTCCAAACTGCACTTTCTGCGTTTCAATATCAACCACATCCTCTGATTGAACATCAAAGAATGATGGTGATGGTGTAAAAATGCCGTTACCTAATGCGGCACGAGGATTAGCAAATTCAAAATTTTCCGCAGCTCGGACTTTCACAACCAAATGAACAGTCTGTGGAGTAACTGGTGAAACTAAAGGATTCAATACAGAAACAATCATCAGTCCATTATCACGAGCATCATCCACGTTATTACTACTATTAATTGTCCAATTCACTGCGGAAGAATCGCGACAACGCAACCATTCAAAAGCTTGGTGAAATGGCACCCTAATGGATGCTTTATTAACTTCACCAATATCCAAAATAGTTGTGAAAACCGCATTAGCTGGTTTTTGTGTGCCACCACTAGTACCAAGAGGATCCCAAGAAATCTGCAGACGTCCTTTATGGAACTTTGTGCAAACTACTTCAATATCAAAAATGATATCTCCACGCCAATGTGTAAATAACATACCTAGATATGACAACCAACTGTGATAAACCCTATACGATTTTTGAACTGAACTACCATTCACAACAGAAGCAGCATCAAACAACATAGGGTTAACACGCCAATTGGCAATCACATCGCCATTAATATTTGTAGTAGCCCAATCAAACACATGAAAAATAGTCTCTTGTGAAATTATATGTTTAATACACAATTCATCAGTTGCACCTAAATTCACAAGTGTGGGATCAATAGATAATTCTTGTTTTGGGTCCAGAACTAACTTATGCACTGGTCCAGCAATTTCACTAGTGGACAAATTGCTAAATGGTTGTGGTACCATTGGCATGTGGTCCTGAATGACGGGAACATTAGTAAAACCAAAAATGGCGCTAACTTGCGCCAAAGCCGTAGAAGCTATAGTTGTTGCTCGAGCATATTTACCTATAATTGGTATAGATTCCAATTTCTTAGTAATTGCAGCTAAAGCTGAAGCTGGATAACTAATTGGTCCAGTATATTCATCCTTAGCTTGAACAACAAGTTCATTTGTAGAACCACTAAGTTCAACATTTTCAAACCAAGCATATGTATTAATTTGCAAAGAAGTTGAAGCACTAGTGGTTGCTATATCAAGTGGAATAGCCACATAATACGTCAGTGTGCCAAGTGTTTTAAGATCAGATGCGCTAGTCAGCTTGACCCATGATTTTGGACTAAAATAAGGCAAGTGCAATTCAGCACCTGCATTAGCAGATGGATACAAATAAACACCTGGCAACTGACTATATGGTGTGAGTAATGGATAACTTGAAGTTGGATTAGTTCTAATCTTAGATTTGCGAGCCCCAGTATTAGCGACATTGACACTAGGTTCATAAGCAACACGCATCATACCAAAATGAAAAGGAGTACCATTAATAACAAATTTCATACACAATTTGGCTCTAAAAAAAGCATAATTAGAAATCTTATTTTTTATAACGCTATTGTTCAAAATTTGATACCAAGGTTCCAATTGCGTCAAAACACCTACAGTAGTACTAGTTGTCCAATTGGAAGTATTGATCAAAGTAGGACGTGACAAAAATGTACCCAAATCTGTACCAGTCGTACCACCAGAAGAAACAAGATCGCTCGGATTATATCCATAATCTTGATTCAATGAGGCAGAGTCAACAAATGTGACATTCTCATGCTCTTCGACTTGACCCGTCACATCTTGTGATTCATCATTCACGTCCTCGGATTGCACATACAATTCTGACAACATGATATTCTCAAAACAATTCTTATTACTCGATGTATTGGCGATTGTCGACCAACACTTCGGGATGGTATTTCCAGTAACCATCTCAACATTTTCTTTAAAAATATTATAACTTTGAAAAAACCAACTTTAAGAGTGTGTAGTCGGCTTAAACTTACACACAATTAACAACTACGCTCCTTATCTAGTTGTTCGGAAGCCCTTCGAAAACGCTCAACAAGTTGATCATAATCAGGAAAGTGCGACTCCTGCACATAATGTTTATATGGTTCTTTTTCAACAAGAGATAAAAAATAATCTCGTTGTTTATTAAAAATATCCCTACCATAAAAGAAATATTCATTGTTTGCGCTACTAAGTACTGCTACCATTTGCGCATATTTATCAATGGTACCTGAAGGCACCCATGTGGTAAGAGATTTCATAATAGAGGCCTCTTCCAACGGAGCCATCCAATATCCAATCTCTGCATCATAACGCCAAGTTCTCTTTAAAAAACTAACTTCTGAGATATGGATATATGGAACAGACTCTGATTCCTTATCAGCCATAGTGTATTCAACACCAATAACTGCTAATTGAGACTGAATGGCTGTATGATTAAACCATGGTACATCACAATTAACGCCCATGACATTATCATCACCATATGTCATCAAATTCACATTCTCTTTAAAATCTAAACAATGATGTTGTGGATTCAATCTAACGTAACAATATCTCATATACAAAGCATTAACCAGCGAATTAATAATTACCGTTAGTGGATGCCCAGATGGATTAGTTCCATAAAATTCAACTAAATCATTACTCAAATTGGAGAGCGGGAAGGCTGTATCCTCAGCAATACCAGAAATACATTTCAATTCCTCATCAGAATATCCTGCAGCTCGGTATACATTAAGAATAACATCAAATGCTGCTAATATAAAATCAGCAATCATTCTCTTATCAAACTTGCCGTAATCACCAGCAACAATTTGGTTGTCGCCATGAGCACATAAATAATCATGCAATTCAGACCATTCTTTTGATTGTGTGACCATACCTGGTCCAGCTTCAAAAGTGTGTTTATTCAATTGCACTAAACGTACAAAAGATAATAGATTTTTACGTACGACTAAACTCCAATCCACTGGTGCACCTGTAAACAAGCGTGTTTTCTTTGCTTCAATCTTAGCAAATGTGGTTGGTTCATCTTTAAGATGTCCAGTAAAAACTGGATAAGCACGCTGATTATTGGCATAGCATGATTCAATATGTCTCACTCTTTGCCAAACATCTTCAGAAAAATTACAACCATCAGGGTACTTATCATCTTTTTCATCAAACAAAAATCTCTGTTTAGATGTATTCCATGGAAAACCCATTGATGACTTCCTATTGATCCCATCAATAAAAATCACACCCGGTAAGCCATTAACGCTCGCCTTATCACTAAGTATCACTAATTGAGATTCCCAACCTTGTGGTAAATTATTCAAAATATCTTTTGTGTATCCTTCAACACACTTCTTGAGAACATTCCGATCATAATGCACATTAGGTTTAACCATCTCAACAACATTTTTCCGCCATGGTTCCCAACCTTCCATGAAAGGTTTTCCATGATTCACTTTAATGTTATAGTGATTGGTTATTTCATTGACTAATGGTGTTGTGCAAACTCTGCTCTTAGGTTTTGGCCTAAAGCCGGCAAATGATCCATAAACATTAACCGTACCAACTTCCATCCAACGGAAGATACTCTTATGATGCGGTTCAATTAATTTAACATCTTCTTTGAGACCTAATAAAGGCTTACCTTTACCCTGGATAATGGGTTTATCCGAAAAACGACATGAACATTCCAGTTCATCAATAACTTTCTTAGTAATCAAGATAAAACCAGCATGCTTGCCTTTACCAAGCATATGAATACCCATAATAATTGGTCCACGTGGTGTCATACCAACAGCCAATGAACCACACATACCAGATTTAGTATCTAGTGTGCCAATGCCATGATATATGTTATGTTTACCATGATTTGGAATATCCATACCAGCAACATATGTTAATGAAAAGACTTCATTAATAGCAACTGTACCATCTTCTTCACGTGTTAATTCAATGCCCGTAGACAATGGTAAGTCCTTTTCACACCAAATATAAGTAATATCCTTAAAAGGAGGCATACTTCGTACTTCCAACATAGCCACATCAGAATCACTTGAAAAAGCAATGTCAGATCTGTCTACATAAATTGTGTGATTGGGACCTAAACTTTGTCCTACTGAAACTTTGTAAATAGTCACTTTGTATGAATCAAATTCATTTTCAAAAGCATGTTTATTAGTTAGTAAAAAATGACCACGTGTGAACACTCCACGCATCCAACGCGTGTGATCAGTACCCTTTCCTCTAATGGCTAATAACACACAATTATTAGACAACAAATCGCGCACATCATTTTTATCAAAATTAGCCATACTCTTGGAAGCATTAGGTACATCAAACTCATTCAACTCTAATACTGGATTATACCAAACGTTAGTTCTCTCAGTTTTTGGTAAATCAGTTTCAACTGTATTATTTAGATTTCCCTGCATCTTAAATGTGTTGTCTTGTTTATTCTTATCTTTCTTCATATTATATGTATAATATGCTGTCAGACAAACAGACAAAAAACCTAAACAAATCAATATCATTTGCATTTGCTTTGAATTACCATTTCTCAGTGATAATGTGTAAAATTGCTGTTGTAAAGTATTATTACATCTTATCATAATATTACGATATATAAATTTCCGCAATAGGGAAAAAGTGGCTAACCAACTTAAAAAATAATATATATATTTAAGTTGAATCCACCATTCAAAAATTTCCCAAGCAATATTTCTCATATATGTTGTAATATTCTTATCATAGCTCTGAACTTCGAAACAGTTATCATGTGGTAAAGGTGCAAGACATTTCTTACAAACTGCAATAGTTTGCATATCATCATTCTTTCGCATAGCTCTGGATTGATTATTTTCATGTTCTAAACAAGCTTTACCAAAATGTTGTAAAAATTGATTAGTATTTTCAAAAATAGCTACAGTTTCCAAACGAGCTCTCTCACGTTGACCATCCATGACAGGGACGATCTTCTGCACATGAATACGCCACCAATCTGGAAATTCACCATCAATCAACTCTAATTTACTTGGTTCAATGAAAACTTGATTTTGGTGTAAATATTCCTTACGTGGTTCAATATTAATAACATATGGCAAACGACGCCTCACAGCAAGAGGGCACCAAAAATATTCATTAGCGTTCAAGTCTTTACTATTACTCGTTGCCAATACCAACTTAGCCAATACTGGAGTTTTTCCTTTATCCTCCAAAGCAGCTTGTGGTGGTACATATGGTACATTGTTAACTACATTAAGTAAATCCTGAAGTGTACTATCAACACTTGTAGTTTTTGCTGGATGTAAAAAAGCAATATCATCTAATTGCACACACCACTTGCTAGTATCAAAATTACTCCAATACTCATCCATCGGATTACGCACATAACGATATTGGTCATCTCTATCTAAATCAAACAATGCACCATAGTAGTTAAATAACATTTTGGTAAAAGCTGATTTAGCAACACTAGAATGACCGTATATCAAAACACCCATAGGTGCAGTACGTTCTTGCTGTGCAGCTTTACGTGTAATTTCAGTATTCTTTAATAATTGTAAAGTGTGCAATTTACGTGTAATGATATTATCACTCGTACCTAAGGATTTAGAGGCATATTTAGCATATGCTGTTCCTCTTTCAATGACATCATTAAGATCACCAATGAATGAAAAATAAGAAGTATTGTGAGCAGCCAAATTACCAACAAAAGGTCCAAGCGAAATAATCCTATCAGCTTCTTTAAACCATTTATCTAAATTTGCTTCAGTATTCAAAAATGTCGATAATTCACCAGTTTTGAGATATTCAAAATATCTCTCACAAAAATGAAGACTCAAATCAACAACACACAATAAAAAACCCTTCTTTGATGAAAAGTTATTAATATAATTGCGTTGTTCAAAACGAGAGTAATCTTCATCATTCAATGTAATACCAATTTTTGAAAGAAAACCTTGCGTAAGTAAAAAAGAATACAAATTAATCAATTTTTTAACCAATTTATTATCTTGAAAACTAATAGCTCCTTCAAAAATTCCTCGTAATTTTTTAACGGCATCTTCAGCAGAAGATTGAACTTCATCCTCGAATAATTTTTCTATCTTTTTGGCAATATAAACTGTAGGTATTGCATCTGTAAACAATCTACATGAAGTAATCAACAAAAATTGATAATCATTTATAGATGAACATTTGCTATGCATATGTAAAATGATACATAAATTTTCAATCTGTTTAAGAATCCATTCTTTATCAATATCAATAAAACTATTACTTAAAAATTGTGTTGCAATCTTACGTAAAATTAACATAGAATTATCTTCAACATCGGAATTTTGAACATGATAAATCATTTCAGAAATTATAGTTGTTAAAGCAATAGGAACTTCTTTCACAACTTGTTTCTCACATTGTCTGACAATTTCATTAGGAAAAATAATATTATCCAATTTTGGCATTTCATTGGAACCACCTTGCAGATGCATCAAATGCACATCAACAATTAATTCCAATGGGCAACCATAATCTTCCAAAGAATGTCCACAACGCAAAATCTTTCCACGATAAGTGCAGTAGAAAGAAATATTTTTTAATTGTGAAAATTTCTTCAAAACTGCATCAACATGTTGATATATATCATCAACATTTGTGCGAGCAAAGCATGTACGTGCTAAACCAAAAGACATTTTACCATAATTACCAATCAAATTAAATGACACGTAATTATGATTAATGTAATTAGCCACATACACTTTATGCTGGGGACCATAAGCAATACGATCAGCTACATTTTTGCAGAAATTGATCATATTATCCATCATATTATTTTTTTGGGGAGTCTTAACTTCCAACCCACGCGCATCATTGATATTAGAGAATTGCATTATTAAAATCGTTATTCTTTAGTTGTAGTTGATCTTAAAAGACGTATTTTTTAACCCAGTCAGGGCGAGTTTATTTAAGGATATAAACATCCACACTTAGGACTTTTACCTTAGTGTTATATTCAATATAAATTTATATAGCATCAAAATTATCTACCCTATGGCCTAGGGTGCATAAAGTACGCATACGGCGTACCTTTGCCGAAGTCTCTATAGATGTGAACAGTATAACTTGCAGTGATCATAGAGAACAACAGGTAAATAATCTCGAACCGATGTATATCATTTCTATATAATTTTATATTAAAGCTATCTGGACAAGAAAAGAAATTTAAAAATAAGAAAAAGCTGTTTTGATTTTTATTTTAGTCCATTTTATATTTTTTACATTTATTTTTATCTATACTCAAATATGCAAAACAAATATAAGCGATCATAATTTAGGAAAATCACTTAGTAGGGTATATACTAAATATATACTTAGAAAATGGGTTCGGTAGAAAACTGGTTCTACAGTTTACGTCATGCAGACGCTGGTGTGTCGTACCAGAAACGCTCAAACTTTCAGTTTCTGTGCAATCAATCAGATCGGCCGTATATAAACGCGCTACCATAAAGGCGACTTACGCAACCGTTTGCGATGCAGTGTCAATAGAATGTACAGGTCTTCCTGGTACCTTAATGGCCCTATAGTTAGTACATAATACAATGACTACACAGGACCGGCAATACTTGAGAAGTATAACCACTTCCTGGGGTCTAACCAGGCTCCAAAATAAATGTATACATATGCGTTAGCATATGTATACA